GTACCTCCAGGATTAATTGAAGTAACAGAACCTCCAGCTGGTGTGTACTGTAGAGTATAACCGGCTTCATCCTTTCCAGTACCAAAGGCATTTGAGGGGAGTTTGGTGCGGTTGCCAAGTTGGTCGGTTTTGTACACATCGACTGTTATGCCGCCATTTGGAGTATATGCTCCAGTGTCAGCATTCTTTTTCATACAACTGTCACTCAGCACAAGGTCGTACTTATTTACACCTTGGAGTCGCTTTACGCTCAGAATTGCAGTATATGTAACCGAACCAATCGTACAACTGATGGTTACGGTGCCAGCAGAAACGTTTGAATTTACTCCAGTAACACTGAATTCACCAGTTATATTCTGTGTTGGTGTCACTGTGCATCCGTTTGCAACGGCCTTGTACGTGACAGTTCCAGGATATAGGTCAGAGCCGCGATATAGTTTGGCATTGGTAACAACATCACCTGTGAGTTTCTTACCATTCTCATCATACAAAATGGAGTCATTTTCATTATCCAAATCCAATCTAAGAGAGCTTTCACCACTTGTTACCAGTGGGAGTGTTTCGGAATCGATAACTCTTTGAATGTTATCATAAAGCTTTACCAATACATCGCCATTATTCCATGCTGAAGATGGGATTTTTCCATCTAACGCAACACTTGTTTCGCTGCCTCCATTTGGAACATACACAATGTGGAAACCTTCTGGAAGCGAAGTCAGCCTTGTACGTGAGCTAAACTGTGAAGTCTCATAAACACCAACCGTGATGCCATTTGCTGAATACTCATTGGTATCGGCATTTTTAGACATAGCACTTGCACTGAATGAAAGTTCATGCTTCACGGTTCCGACAAGACGGGTAACATTCATGACAGTACGATATGTAGCACCATCATATACGCATGATACGATAACATGACCATTAGTAGCCGTAACATCAGTAACAGTCAAGATGCGTCCTGAAATTGTGGCCGTACAGTTACTAACTTCGATCTGGAGGCTTAGATTTCCAGTGTACTCTACGCCATCTATATATAAGATCGCTTCAGAAACGACACTTCCAGATACCTTGCGACCCAATTCATCATATAGAATCGTATCGTTTTCGTTATCCAAGTCAAGACGGACAACACCCTTCGCAGGAGCGATTTCAAGATTCCAGTTTGCAGAGTCAACTGTTTTTCCATCAACCAACAAATAGCCACCGTCCTTGTCTTTCAAATAGCAGTTTTCGTGGTCTTTGAGAATACCCATTGGGGCTGTTGTAATGCCATCGTTCAAACAACGATACATAGCACCAGCAAAAATCACTATGTCACCGCTATTGTATGTATTTCCAGGAGCCCAGTGTCCGCGTCCATTCATGCTTTCACCGTCAACACCGGCAAACAGGATTGGAACTGTTTCAGAATCAAGAACAGAATTATTGTTGTCTTTTAGAACAATTTCAATTCCGGTGTTTCCGAAACTGCCCTTTGGAATCTCATAACCAGGCGTAATAGAAGTTGCTCCACTACCGTTATTGTATGTGAGAGAATATCCAGTGGGCAAATCATCAGCGTTAAGCTTTGTTCTTGATCTGTTCTGGGAAGTGCGATAAACATCAACCTTCAAAGTTTGAGTAGTCCAAACATTTGTATTAGGATTAAAACCAATTGACGAATCACTGGGTACAACCTCATATTTGTCAACGCCAACCAATTTCTTAAGGCTGAAAATAGCACCATACTGTGCATTACCGTATGTAGCGATAACCTTAATCTGGGCAGTATCGGCTTTTAGTTTCTTAGCTGTAACAGTATTGCCGCTCAATTCATATTCAACCTTTGTAAAATCAGCTTCCACACTCCACGAAACGTTTTGTGTGATTGCGTGATCACCCATATAGAGCTGAGCATGAGCAATGGCAAAACCAGAAATCAATTCTCCAGCACCATTGTACAGCATTGAATCGTTTTCGTTATCAAGGTCAACTCTAAAGTTGTCCTTACCACTGCTTACAATAGGTACTGTTTCAAGATCGACAATATTATTAATACTATCTTTCAGGATTATTTCAATCTCAACAGCATTGTTAAGAATACCCTCAGAAATGACAGCACCAGGGTTGATGTTTGTTATAGTCTCTCCCTTACGATAAGAAAGAGTCATGCCAGTTCCTTCAAGGTCATTTGAAGACAACTTGGTGCGATTTCCATTCTGGGCGGTCTTATAGACATCAACTGTGATGCTGTTTGGAGTCAAAACACCAGTATTCGAATTCTTTGAAATTGACTTTGTGCTGACAGAAACCTCATACTTATCGGTGCCTTCCAGTCTTGTAACAGACATTCTGGCCCGATAAAGAGTGCCATCATACGTTACGCCAACATCAACATGACCACCTGTACGTGATTCTACATCGGTAATGGTAATCGTGTTGTTGGTGACACTACCAGTACATCCTACCCAACCATCACCAACAACTTGCAAATTGACATTACCGGCATACTCATTACCATTTATATAAAGAGTCGCATGAGATACTGGACTATCGCTAATTTTGTGGCCTGCGCCATCATAGAGAATTGAATCGTTCTCATTGTCAAGGTCAAGACGAACAGTATCTGCATGAGCAGGAATGTCAAGAACCCAGTATGTGCTATTCGGAACCTGAGGCATGGCGATAATATACATGCCGTTCTGGTCAGTGATAAAATGCTGTCCGTTATTGGTCAAGCACTGGAGTGGAGGAATTCCTTCACATGCTACCAAACAACGATACATTCCACCAGCAAAGCTGACGTATGATCCAATCGGATATTCTGTGTATGAATTCCAATGACCCATTGCAACAATGCTGGTTCCGTCCTTACCATCTTTACCGTCCTTGCCATCTTTGCCGTCTTTACCGTCTTTGCCATCACGACCATCTTGGCCATTTGTTCCATCAACAATTGCAGGAATAGTTTCTGAATCAATGACAATATCGCCTTGCTTCAATGTGACAATAATTCCAGATGTCTTGAACTCAGCTACGGGGATAGAGCCACCAGGAGCTATGTTTTTAGTGGTAGATCCTATTGTATATGTCAGAGTAAATCCTTCCGACAGGTCGTTTGGCCCAAGTTTTGTTCTGGTTCTGTTCTGGGATGTCTTGTAAATATCGATTTTAACACTTCCTGTAACCCATTGCGAATTATTGGGGTTATACTTGATGGCAGTCTCGTTGCTAATAATGTCGTATTTATCAACACCTTTTAGCTTCTTTACGGTAAATTTAGCTTCATAGTCATTGTTGCCATAATGAGCATTTATGACAACAGAACCGGCATCACCAGTGACATTTGTAACGATAACCTGAGAACCATTTATGGTGGCTGCAACATTAATCTTGTTCTTAATAGTCCAAGTGGCTTCTTCCGTAATATCAGTCAGTCCATAATAAAGGTGTCCGTTTGTAATGGCACTTCCAGAAATGAGCTGGTCATCACCATTATAAAGCATGGAATCATTCTCGTTGTCAAGGTCGATCATTATGACGCTTTCGCCATCCATAAGAACGCCTGTACTCTGCGAATCCAGAATCTTGCCATCGCTCTTTGCAATGACAAAATGAATGAATGACTCCAATGTGCTTGGTGGTGTAAGCTCGCCACTTGATAACGTTCCTGTAGCAGCGGCAATGGTCTTGATAACCTTATCGTAACCATAATAAATCGTTATTCCCTCTTGTGACTGTGCCTGTTCTGGTGTCAGTGTATCATTTTTGACAACATCGTTATCAACGTATGACTTACGGACAGATGCGCCAACAGTTGCGGGAGCGAATGTGCCGTCGTTATCCTTTTTGAGGATATTTACACTTGGGATCACATTATAGACAACTGGTGATTTTCCATCGGCACCAGGGCGAACCTTGTCAACATGGATATTGGCAACGCGAGTTTCAGAGCCGTCGGCACTTACAAGAGTCACAACTATTATATTGTTATCTTTAGCTGAATTCTTGAATCCAGTTACAGTTAGAACAGCTTCAGTGTTATTGGCACCGCCAAACAATAATGAGAAATTCAAATCGCTGTTTTCTGCCTTACTGTTCTGGGTATCCAACGACACAGCATTTGGACCGACATACAGCCTACCAGTTGATGAATAACTCTGTCCTGCAATGGCATTACCATCAGAATCGCAAAGGAAATGGATATTGGTATCATCAAACCAAGCTGTCATAGTGTCATGGCCGTCCTCACCATTCTTACCATCAGAAACTCTTGGTATGTATTCCTTGTCTTTGACATTTCCTTCTGAGTCTTTCAAGAACACATCAAGCCCAGTTTCACTGAAATAATCCTTGGTACGGATTCTCATTCCATTATATCCGACTGTTTCTGCGCATTGGATATAACCAAGTCCAGATTCCTCAGTCAATGTCATGTATTCGCCATTTTTAATGACGTATGCGTATATCTCCAGATAATCTGGGAAGTATGAATTGTTCTGCGGATTAAAATGAACTGTGCCGTATTCTGGTTCAACGACATACTTGTCTTGGCCATATAGCTTAACACAAGTGAATGTGCGAAGATAGAATACACCTTTGTATGTAGCCTTGATGATAACCTGAGCACGGTCAGCTGTCATGCTGGTGATTCTGTAATTGCCTTCCTGATCCCAGTCAATATGACAACCAACAACTCGCTCTGTACCCCACTCAACGCCATCGTCATGATAGAGCTGACGTGTTCCAAAGAAGAACTGGGCGGTTGTAGTCGGCAAATCTTCCAGCGGGTTACCAGCCTGGTCAGTAATAACGGAATCTGTGTCATTTGTAAGATTGATGAAAACTGGTGTGTCTCCGTCTTGTCCGTCTCGGCCATCCTTACCGTCTTCACCGTTAATACCATCACGCCCATCCCTAACATAGTACATCCAATTGATAGTGTCCTCTTCATCACCACAAAGGATATACATGTCGTTCTCATCTTTGAGGTATTTGCCGTCACCGCCATCTTTCAGAATAGCGTGAGGTGGCTTATTGGTATTGTCAACAATACAGCTGTAAAGGACTTCTCCCAAACGGACAATATCACCAACAACATAGCTTTCTTCAGAATCCCAGTGACCCTTGATAGTCAAATCCTTACCGTCACGGCCATCCTGACCGTCGCGGCCATCTGTAACCAAAGGAACATCCTCGGTATCTTGAATACGACCATCATTGTCTATCAATGTAAATACAAGATGCCTGTCAGTAAATGTATCGTTCTGTATAATAACAGTGACAGGCGAGTATTGCGGGGCCTGTTGTCCTGCATATACGATCTTAGCTATATTGAGAGCACTCGTACATTCAACCGGGTCTTCACCAAAACGCTTGCAGAAGGCCCTAACAGTAATGCTATTTGGGTTATAATTTCCCAGTTTGTCACGGACAATCGTATTAACACTGGTCTGTAAATAATATTTTTCCTGACCAAACAGTTTTCTGAATGTGAATGTCTTAATATATGAGTGACCCTGGAAAGAGCCGATAATAGTAACAACAGCCACATCAGCGGTCATATTTGATGTTGTGACAACACCATTTTCGTCAATGATGGCATCACAACCATTTCCACTACAATTCCAACTGATCTGTTCATTAGGAACCTTTGTCAACTGATAATACAATTCAGCCGTAGTAGTCGGATATTCCTCATTTTCTGCAATGTTTCCATCCGAATCTGTACAAATGGCATCGGTGTCATTCGTTAGATTTATAGTAACCGAACCGACACCATTGATACCGTCTTGAACCAATGGTATCTCTTCCATGTCACCAAGTTTGGGTTCAGAAGAGTTGTCAAATAACTCAAACTTCAATCTGCCATTTGTGAATGCAGACATCGAATTTGTGTTAACCGACATCCCAGAATAATAAGTCTGGTTATTGAATTTGATAAATCCAAGATTACTTGTCGAAGTGATTTCTTTACGTTCACCATTTTTGATACAGTAAGCACGTACAACAAGTACCTGAGGTTCAAACAGTCCTTGGCCGTCATTTGCGTTCGGGTCAAACTTAATTACATCGGCAGACGGTTCCAGTATATACTTGTTAGCACCAAACAGTTTACTGAACGTAAAGAGTTTTGTGTATGTATAATTATTATATGTTGCGCTGATAGTGACAACGGCCTTGTCTTTGGTCATGTTCGATGTCACAACAGTTCCGCTCTCAGGAGCAATCGTGGCAGAACACCCATCAGCAGAAACACCCCATGTAATACCAGATGTAATCTGAACACTGCCTCGATACAATTGTGCCTTGGTGGTTGGATACACGGTGCCTGGAGCTATCACACCATTAATATCTGTAATGATGGAGTCAGAGTCATTTGTCAGGTTAATATAGATCGCATCCTCACCCTGAACAGCCTCTTCCAAATCAATGAGTAAATCCCAATCATCACTGATATTCTTTGAATTGGTGTCTGCAAAGATATAGAATCCATCTTTTGTTTTTGCATACTTGTTTACACCAGATTCCGTGAACATCAGCAGTCCTCTTGGTGGATTGGATGTCTGCTTATTGCTCAGATACAAAATACCGCCAAGATTCACGATAGACTGCGCTGGATACGGTGTTTTTGAGGATTCCCAGTGTCCCATTGACTGAATAGTCTGTGCATATACAACAGCCAACCAATTCGGATTATCAAGACTGGGCTCACTTCCAATCACGCCATGATGAACGCCATGCTCGTCTATATCGTCCTCTTTGACAAGGAGCCATAGCGATCCGTTCCAATATACGCGATCTTTATAGAAATATTCGGTATTCGGGTCCCATTCCCCCTGGTCGTAGTAATCAATAATGTCTCGTCCATGAGAATCCACCTGTCTCAATATACCAGTGTGCATAATATCACCATCAATATAGAAGAGATATGTAGATGCTTCACGGGCTCTTGGATTCGGATGCTCCTGCGTGTCAAAGTTTGCAAGAATAGAAAGGTCTCCGAATTGCATACCAATATTCTCAAACGAGAATTCCCAGGTATTCTGGCCACGCAACATACGAGTATATGCTGGAGTCATATATGTGGCGTTCTGGCGATCAGTCTTCGTGAAGTTACCGTATGCCACAAAGGTCATGAATTCCTGCGGATGCAACTGCTTATTCCAACGGGTGCTGACTGGTCTCAATGCATAAGTGAATACTTTCTTATAGTATTTCACGTTATCCACTTCAGTTATGTCTGTAACACTGGTGACACGGAAATAAGATGTACAGAATCCAGCAAAAGTCCTGTTACCAAATCCATCATCCGTTGTTTCGGTTTCATTGACACTGGCATTATTGTAATCATGGAAGATACCCATACAGATGTCATCCACCTGGATATTTCCAACTTCTCCTTCTTCGAGTTTCAGAGTAATGGTTCCAGTAAGGCCATCATCATTGACAACAACAGACTCGATGATGCCGCCACCAGGTGCTCTCCAAGAGTCACCAGCCAAAACTTCTACTCGATTATATCTTAATTCAGGAACTTCCAAGAATCTCCTGATGATAAGGCTTTCGAATTCACCATTACCGAATTCATCAATCTTGGCACCAATGCCAGTAATACCTGTTTGGTAAAGACCAATTTGCAGGCCCTTCATCAGATATGCGACACCATTTGATTTTAATCCAGCCAAGAAAGTAATCATTCCAAGAGCTTCGTCATCGAATATCTTGGAAAGGTATGCGTCTGAGCCGTGATCTCTGAAAAGGCCCTTCATACTTTCAGCAGTCAGATAACCCTCCAGTGCATCCCTCAAATGGGAAATATCAATCTGGAAATCAGAATCTGCGCTCAGCAAAGTCCAAAGATTAGTTGCCGTCAAAAGTGCTCCATCACCACCGGCTCCCTGAACAGCTTCTGCTACAAGAAGGGCAGCAAGTGTCTTAAATGGGACTCTGTATTTTTTCTCATTTGCTTCATCAAACAAGAAAATCCCATCATTTTGACCAATAACACCACCAGACTGCTCACCAGCAATAGCATCACCAATTGTATTTGCGACATCACTGACACCCTTTTGCATTTTCTCATAAAGGGATTGTCCTGTCTCAGTAAACTTCGGATTTTCCACACTGGATCCGCTCATCACATAATTATGATGAACATCTGCACTTATAAGGGTGTTAAGGGCACTCTCCAGAATGCTCTTCATCAACGAGTCCTTTGTCGAACCCTTCTTGAATTCTTCTGCTGCCATTATTTTGCTATTTTTACTTTCTTCGACATTATGTTTGGTAACTCACCTGAAAGGGCTCCGATTTGAGGGCCTGTAGAAAGCGGCTGAGGACCTATTTGTGTGGCCGTCATAGCAGTTGCGAGATAATTGAATAGTTTACTGAGTAGTTTTTGCAATTCAGTGAAGAGAACAGCATTGTCATCAGTCGCTCCAACTATCACATTTCCACCGCTGTCAACCGTAATCTGGGCACTGTCAGAACCACCGATTTTAGTGGACTGCCCTTTACTATCAATAGTTATGGTCGTTCCATTGGCGTTTATGTCAATTTTTCCTGACCCATCCATTTCAATAGTCAAGTTATCACCAATCTGGAGTGTCCGCTTGTTGTTTTCTGTAGTAAGAGTTGTTTTTTCTCCGATTTTCTCTACAACCTTATCTTTGGTCACCTTTCTTGAAACCGTGCCATCTTGTGCCTTGGTCTCATCATCGCCTTCTTTATCGTGTTCGGTAACAATATCCGTGATAGAATCCTTATCGTAGTAAGTATGTGATGAGCTTCCAGTTTTTTCGAGATTATCAAAATCCTTATCGTCATCCTGATCTTCAACGAACTCTTCTGTTTCAGTAACGCCTATACTGGCCCTCTGGTGTGAATTCATCTGAATTACATCAACATGAGAAAATGAAATTACATATTCTTCCTGGGATGTCGGGTCTTGAACAATAACAACTTCAGAATACAATTGAGGCACCAAAAGTACACCAGATTTATTGTTTTGAATAGCTGAGATCCTGACATGTTCATGAAGTCCAACGTCTGCACTTTCATCATCATAGTTCTTGTTGAATTCTTGAACATCAATGGTGCCCTCCCATTCATCGCCTTCCGGATAGACGTTACACACATATCCGACAATCCTTCCTGAATACAGTGGATTGCCATGCTTGTCAAGAAGCCTCTTACCAGCAATGTTTTGTATGCCTTCAGCAATTTTCCTTGCCTCCCCTAAAAATTCTCCTTCAAACATTATTTGATGATTTTTACGTTTTCAAAAATCTTGATTCTATAAGGCATGGTTATTTCTTGTCTGTAACCATGCACACCAAATTTCGTATTTACTTCTTCGACAACATAGAATCCTTGTCGAGCTGGTTGCCTATAGTCAACGAATGCAATAATGGTTGTGGGAACAATGTCACGTCCACCAAATATAGTAAGCTTTCCAGACACTCCACTTGGATTGAAATTCTCGTAATATTCAATGGCCTCGCGTTTCAATTCGTCTTTTGACAAACCCCATTTCTTTGCCATATATGGGTATCTGGAATAATTCTTCAGATCCGCAACTTTATTTTGAACGGGTTCTTTAGAGCCTTTCTTGCGCTTCCCCTTTCGATTACTCGTCCAATCCTTATCATTGATGAACTGATATTTTTCAACACTGTTATTTTGTGGTGACCATTCAGGATTCAATCTGAGAGAGAATTTGCAATGGTAGTTCTGACCATTCTCCACCTTCCAGCCCTCAGCATCAATAATGACGAATTTCTTGTCAACCTCCATGATTGACAAATTATCATCCGCAATATCCCAGTCAGAATAAATCACAGGAATACCACTTCCGTCTGGGTGGTACATAATTGAATCAGCGGTATCTGTTGCAGTCGTACTCATGTATGTCCTACCAATTGAGAGCCTGAAAATTCCATCATCACAGCGACGCATAAAACACACAAGACCACTTTTAGACCATTCATTAAGAACATCCGCAACAGTGATATGGTGAGTAACATTAACCACACCGACATTGATGTCTTGCTGTTTTACATCTGGATGCAGTTCGATGCCAGTTCCTTTGAGCCAATTATATTTCCCGCCTTCATCAAAGAAATCCATGACTTTACGATTTCCCTTAGAAAGAATATCTTCACAACTAACTGTGCGAAATACATAAGCCAAATCTTCACACCTTAATTCAATTGGTGATTGTGGAGATATACCAGTAATATAACCAGAAAACACAAGGTTCAGACACTTGTGGTTTTCATACTCATCTATTTTTTCAGCAACAATAGGATCTTGTGTATATCCACAACGGATTTCTATACGGTCACCATTTGAGAACATACTTGGAGAAACAGGTGCGCCACTTTCTGTTGTGGTTGTCAGAAGCAGCCCCATTTCATTTACATGGTCTGGCTCATATAATGAGGTATCTCCAACTTTATTTGAATCAGAACTCTTGTCGTTATCAACCGTTGCATCTGGGCTCTCGGAATTCATGTCAGTCGCAATCTGATTATCTTGCCCCTCAGTGTTTCTGTTAATAGAAGCACTTGTAATGACCTTTTTGATGATAGAGCCTCTTGGTATAACTATAGATGCCGTACTTATCACGTTTTTATATGAGCTGTTGACTACCAGGGACTCAACTTCATGGAGAACCATTTTGCATTCTCCTTTGGATGGTGCTGGCTGGATTCCTTTTTCTGCTGGGTTCCAGATCTTAATCTGGCACACAAGAATGTCTGGTGCCTGGTCAACATACTTCTGAGCATCATCACCTTCAAGAAAACGTTCTTTTCCGGTGTGACGCATACCGATACCCATCTTCGGGGTTTCGTACCCGTTTATGATCCCCTGGGCAGTTTCAACTCCTTTATCGTTTGCCATTACATCAATCCAATTAAACTATTAATACCCTGATCAGCTGCTTTGTTTATAGTGTCAAGAGCACCATTCTGCAAACCTTCCAATTTCTTTTGAACAAGCTGTGCCCACATGCTACGCTCTTTCTTTTCAGCCTCCTGAATACTGTAGTCGATGATATTGATGGTGTCTGCTTCTATCTTAGTCTCTTTGTCCGGCATTACACCAACAGCAGAGAATGTGTAGTCCTGAGTATTGTCCGCAAATCCTTGACGAGGATTAAGCGACCACCCTGTGATAATGAACTTGTCAATACCAAGAATATCAAGAATATAATGGTTACAGTAGACGATGCCCTTGTAATCCATAATTTTCTTGAATTTCTCAACTTCAGCTTCAGGATAGACACCAGGAACACCAGAAACCATTTTGCCACTTACGGAGAATTTGACATCACCATTGCCAATAATTTCCTTTCGAGTATAATCGCGGCCCTGAACTGGGGTCAGCAAAACATTTTTATCCGAATTAATTTGAGGAATAGCTACGGGATCAAACCACACCAGCATATCAGTTGTTGCTGGAATGTTGACGGATTGGCTTTCTTGTGACTTCACGCCTATTGCGCCGACACCCATTTGCTTTCCACCACGCATTCTTTTGTTCATCTTATAACTGATGGGGTCCTGCAATTTGATACCCATGACAAATGCTTCTGGGCAATATTCGCCATAATTATTAACTGCCGGTATAAAATCCTGACCACCGCCATCACGATTCACCTGAAGCATACCATAATGCTTTTCTCTGACTTTGTTCGCATAATCCTCAATAAGAACAGTCCATGCAGAACCCTCAGCACCCTGCGTTTTGCCTTTAAGGAACTTCTTCAATTCCTTCATAGCGTATTCTTTTGCATACTGGGCAGCAGCTCTCAGAATAGGTGCTGTATGAGTCAATATGAAATTGGCACCAGGCTGATAGTTATAGTAATATTCAATATGCTGGCCAGTACGCATTCCAGTGACACCAAGAACGCCTTGTAGCCAGTTATTACCCATGCTCATAGCACTGGTAGCAACTCCATTTGAGACATTGTATCCAAGATTTCCGAAAAAATTCATATTTTTAATTTTTGATTATACTTGACTTCCATTACCGGCATCTGGCATTGCGCCAATTTGTGTCTGTGCTGTTGCAACAGCCTGAGTGACTGCATGAATCACTCTCGGCATAATCTGGTTGGCAACTTCCTTCTCGTCGGCAGTTAAGAATTCGTTTTTGTCGAAATTGCACAGATTCTCAATATTAAAGACAATCTGTGTAGGACGTGCTGTTGGACGCTGATACTGATTCTTGTATCCAGATTGGTCTATCTGATATGGGTTCGTTCTTCCATTATTGCCACCGTTATTGTTGGTCAATGGATTTGTCTTTCCATTGTTTCCACCATTGCCTTTATTGGTGTCTTCGAAGTTAAGACCCATGCGTTTTCTATACCATGAAACAACAGCGTCGATGTCTTTCTTTTGCTTTGACTTGCTGCCATTGGTAAGGCTAAACTTAGCTGGGTCAATACCATTTTCAAGAGCATACGCTTGACCCTTTTCCTTAAGCCATTGCGACTGTTCCTTAGATAGTTTTGAGCCAACACTAAAGCCACCCATATTTGCGCCCAGACTATCAATTGTAACACCTTCTGGAAGGTCACCATTTGCAGCGGCAAGTTTAGCTGCCTGTAACGACAACAACAAGAACGAACCTACTGTATCACTGACTTTTAATTTGAACGCCTGGATTTTGGCAAGGTATTCTTGGAAGCTCAATTGGCCATCATGAATCTGGAGATTCAACTGAACCATTTGGTCTTCCATATTGATACCGGTAAATGTGATACCGCCTACAGACCTCTGTAACCAATAAACACGCTTCGCAACCTCATTATCGGCGAGTTGGTCAAGCTGTTCAATGGCCAGATATTTCTGCATGACTGGATTGTCCTCACCATTCAGCATATCGGTGAGGTTTTCAACAATGGCGTATTTGAATTCAAAACTGTTATAACGTCTGGCGGCAGACATGTTACCAATTTGCTCACCAGTCATGTTTCTGATGCTCTCATTGTTGCTTCCAGGGCGATACGCATCAATAATTTTCATGGCACTGGTTCTGGCGTTCTTAAACGCTTCGATACGCTTGTCTTTGTCCTCAATAGAAGCGGCCCTACCAAACAATTTCAAGATTCTGCCTCTTGCACCAGTATAGTCTGATGAATTGACAGCATCCATTGTCATTGCGTACCTTGCTGCTATTGCCTGGGCGTTCTTGGTGCTATTTGTGATATACCCTACCTTACCCATGTTTTGCGGAACACCAAAGCCTGCGTCTCTTCTGAAATTCTCAAATGAATACGAACCACCAGTTGCAGGAGCAACAAATTGATCATATATTGATTTTACATACTCTAACGGAGCATGTTTCATCATGTCGGCATCAAATAATTGGGAATAGCCCCTGGTATGACGGAACATTGGATTACTAATCCATTTTCTTCCGACAACAGACTTACCCTTTTCATTCATAATCTGGCCGACATTTACGATAGAACCTGTTTTTGTTCCAAGTTCCAGCATATTGTCAGTCAAAGTATTGTTGATAATACCACTTGCATTATCTCTTATGCTCTGTGTTTCTTTGGCCTTTTCATTGAATTTCTTGACAGCATTGTCCTTATCCTTAATATCTTTGTAAATAAGTCCAACTGTTGTGGCAATTCCCAATATAGCGAGACCAACTGGGCTTGCAACAGCTCCGGCAATACCACCAATTGCAGTTCCAAGTCCAGTCATGGCACCACCAGCCATAGAACCTATAGCACCAAATGAACCGGCAGCTTTAGCGGCGGCAAAAGCACCTCTTAGACCAACTGCGCCACTTGCTGCACCAGCAACTGCATTTCCGGCTCCAATGGCACCAAGAGCAAGCCCCATATTCCTGAGAACACGATACAAACCGATGAATGGATTCAACAATAAACCGATTTGGTTAAGTGCAAATTGCATTACCATCATGGCCTTAACAGCCCCAGGGAACGTATTATAGATGTCAAGCCAAATCTTTGCGACAGTACCAAATGCGCTGCCCATCGTCTTAACAAGCTCCATGATGTTATTGAGGTTTTCAGCTGCTTCTGGAGTCTTCAGATAATCCCTTATACTGATCAGCATCTCTTTCAACGAACCCTGGAACTTCTCAAACATCTGGACGTTATCCTCAGTAAATGCAGAGGTTACCTGAGCCCAAAGACCGGCAACTGTGTTTTGCTTCTCCAAAGAAAGGCGTTCTGATATTCCACTGTCAAGACCAAGTTTCATATCATCCCTCGTAGCCTTCACTTTTTCCAAGTTGCGGATGATCTGAGTAACACCAGCCATTGATGTTACACGGAACATATTAGATACCAACTTAACAAGGTTCTTGTCATCGGAATGCTCAGACAAATCACTAAGGACATCCACAATATTACGAACACTGCCATCTTTGTTGAAACGTTGGATACCCATAGCATCCCAGAGCTTCTTTTGCTTCTTGTTTGGATTGATGACGTTCTGGAGTGCCATACGAAGTGTAGTACCAGCCATTGAAGACTGGATACCGGCATTACCCATAACACCAATCATAGCAAGCGTTTCCTCAATACCAAGACCAGCAGCACTGGCGATAGGAGCCGCATACTGCATAGCCTCGGCTGTCATCATCATGTCGGTATTGAACCGCGTAAATGTTGTTGTGAGGTTATCAGCAAGCTTTCTCATTTGCTTGGGATCCTTTCCAAGTCCAAATGCTGTCTGGATATTCGTGATCTTGTCAGCCGTAGTCTGAAGGTCATTGTCACCAATCAGGGCCACATCTGCAATAGGGCGAATCGAATTGTTGATCTGGTCAACGGAGAGACCAGCCATAGCCATGAATCTGGCAGCACCGGCAACTTCAGGAGCCGTAAATTTTGTATCCATACCGACTCTACGGATATTCTTCTCCATAGCACGGAAGCTGGCTGGCGTGTATCCTGTAAGTTTTTGGTTGGATTCCAGAATTGCCTTTACAGAAGCCATTGTGTTTTGGTACTCAACAGCCTGCCTCATGGCATCACCGATAAGACCAAATGCAGCACCGATACCCATCATACCAACCATACCCTTCGCCATACCGACGAAAGCTGGTGTCTGTACTCCGAATGAGGTGTTACCCACTAATGGATATGTGGAGAATCCGCGTCCACGTCCATAAGTACGCTGACCGACGGGCCCCTTTCTTCCAGTTGAAGGCTGTGTTGTTGTGCCACCGACCCCTCCACCTGGCGGCTGTACAGTAGTTCCACCTCCATTTTTACCAGTCCGATAACGTGAACCGGCAGTAGCGTTCAAATTAATGGTCTGATTGCGGAATTTCTGGATATGCGCGATAAACTCATCAAACTTAGCTCTGGCTTGTTTGAGGTCTACCTTTATTTTTACTGGAGGTATCTTTGTTTTGAATGCTTCCAGATTCTTTGCTTTTGTAGCCTTGTCACCAAGAGTAGGCACAAGAGTAACTGGGACAGTGAGCTTCATTTTGCTCAATCTGCCCTTCAGGTCCGCTGTGTTATAGACAAGTTTAGCTGGTATCTCAACAGCTTCATTTTTGCCTATTTTCTTTGCTTTTGGTGCTTTCTTTGCCGGTGTGGTTGCAACAGTCGAAAGTGTAGTCTGGAGATCCTTGACACCTTTATTGATGTCATCAAGATACCCCTTGAATCCCTTGGCAGCACCAGCACCACGAACGCGGACGCTGATATTTGCCATTGACTGCAACTTTGTAAACTGCTCCTGAAGAGTATTTAACTTTGCAACGGCATCTTCAATATTGAGAGTGGCTGTATATGTAATTACTTTTGGCTTGCCTTTTTGTTCTGCGATGAGCTTACTCATCGAACGAACCATCTTGCGAGTTGATGCAACTTTTTTATCCATCTCCTCAGAAGACATGAGAAGAGGATTGCCAGTAATAGCACCTACAGTTGAAGCTGTTGTTGTGGTAGTGCCGTTCTTTGCCCTATAGTCTTCGTAAGCTTTCTTGGCAGCAGCTTGTCTTGCAATTCGTTTTTTAAGTTCATCGTCAAAGTTACTGAAGATTTTTTCAAGACGCTGGCCGGAAACACCCATCCAACTTTTGTCGTTGCCAATCTTGGCAATCATCTTCTGCTCATCTTCAGTAAAGGACTTTAAAGCAGCCTTACTCCACTTAGCTTTGTCTCCCTTGCCGACTTTGGCATTGCCAAGACGCTGCATAAAGCTACTAAGAGTGTTGAAGGACTGCTGACTTTCCTTCATTTCCCTTGCAAGACCGCGAAGTTCCTGACTGGTTCCCTTAGCCTCACCACGAATACGCTTCATGGCTTGTTCGCTTCTGAAACCACTTGTTGCCAATCCATTGATGGCCTTATTCATGGCATTCATGTCACCAGCAAACATTGAGCTGATAACTTTATGGGCACCATTAAATGTTGAAATCAACTGTCCTTGGAAAGCCTGCATCTGGGCAATAGGACCAGACATATCCAATTGCTTACCAAGGTTTTTGCCAAGATTCTTTGCCGATTTAAGAATTCGGTCAGCTGCTACGCTTGACTGTCTTAGACCAGCACCATATTTGGCCTGGAACTCTTCCATCATTCCAGTCAGACCACTCAGGTTCTGAACGGCATTCTGGACGTTCGCTTGTACAAGATACTCAACAATATATTGCTTTACATCTGCCATAACTTACTTTTATTTTAAATAGCCACTAAGAAGGCAGCGCGTCAACTAAAACAGGCGCAATTTCACAATTACGCCTGCACAAAAATCAATAATCTATATCAAAAAATGTCAAGAAGTTGTTGTTTCAGCTACGAATTTAATGTTTTCAACATGATTTCCAGGTTTTATTTCAACCTCTACTTTTAACAAAGTATTGTTCTGGAGATCCTGTTCAAGTGGTATATTCACATATCGAAAATCAAGTTGGGCTGCACCTTTCAGACTACTGCTGATTCCCATATATGCGTCAATTTCCTTATAGATGTCATTCTGAATTGCCTTTGCGAGTGTCTGTGATATAGTACCTGTTTCTGGATTGACTTTTACTGCTCCGTTGGCATAGCTTATCAATATATTCCGTACAATTCTCTGTACTTTATTGATAGTGCGGCACCTAACCAAAGTACAATAATCGCGGTCCCCAAGAGTCTTGTCACTCGAAAAAAATGTTTCTCCGACATATCCGTCCTTATCAGTCAAAAATATGTATCCAGAAGCATCCAAGGCATTTCTTCGGATATATCCTAATTTTTGTATTGGAGTATAGTCATTTCCAAAGCCAAGTTCTGCTTCAGGAATAATGTCTCGCAAACTAAATAGATAGTTGTCTGCCAAACAATATTCTACTGGGCACAATGTCATTACACCAAGAGCTGCACCAATGCAACCTACTGGAGTCTGGTTAACGTTTTTGTTCTGCATGGCATGTACAGCATCACTCCTTTCCTGGCCAAGCAATACAGATAAACCTGGTATATTGTATTTGGTAATGTCTGGAAGCGTCCTGTAATCAAATGTCTGATTATTAGGCAATATATTTGCAAGAAGATACCCACCATCCTCCTTTTTAAGCCTTGCGCCTTGTTTATCTGTTAAATATACAACAGTATCAATCAATTGTGTTCTTGTTGGATTTGCACACACAAATACATTAAACGGAATATCCAGATCATAGTCTTCTGATTCTGGAGTCTCACTTTTATATGAGAACAAATCTTCATCCAATTGTGTCAATAATGGCGAAATCAGCTCGTCACCATAATATGCAAATATATCTTTCTCAGTCCAAAGGCCAAACTGATATATTTTCTTATTTGTAACTTGCATCATCCGATTGAACACCTGGAAATTCGAACTACAATTCTCAAAAACAACATATATTGAGTGTGGGGACGTATCTTTTGAAGCCATCGTGAAGAAATGCTTCAGATGATAATATGGAACACCATTCATGATTCCGTTCTCGGTGATTCCAGACGCAATCACATCGTCCATACTTGTTAGCTCACAAATCCTTCCGCTTTCGTAATGCTGACGTGCCAATGGGAAATTGCCAAACACATTGCTCCGTTTCGAAATATCGAACACAAGCCCACACACTGTTTCGTTAAAAATCCCGGTAATCTGATTACTCTTCTGAGAATCTATCGTGAATCTATTAATACCAGCCATAATCGTTTTCTATTAAATAGATAAAAATGACCCACTACAAGTTAATGCAGTGGGCCTTTTTCATCGTCCAGGAGGTCTCGGTGCCGATTGCTGTTTCGGTGCTCCACCACCTCCTCCCAACATTCCCATCATGTTTGCTTGTTGAATCAGAATTTGCTGAGAGTGCATCCACTGGGCATTTTCGCTCCAGAATGCAAACCCCCATTCATCCAATTCGTCAAGATTGATACCTGGGAAGTAATGCGCGATCAAAATGTACCTTTGCCTAAAAGCATCGATGTCGCCATCGCCGACCTTTAGGCTTTCGATAAATTTACAATCTTCGTATTACGTGCCTCAATAAGCACATTGAGGTTTGGCATCAGGCCCATCAGGAACAGGTCATCGTCATCCAGAAGCTCCTTGTCACCGTCAATGAAACAGTCCTTGGCCAGATTCTTCTGGGCGATGATACTGTTGGCACTGTTGGTCATCATGAACTTCGAGAATGCCTTCATGTCAGGGTGTTTCATGTAGGCTACATAGAATGGCTTCTCACCATCATCTACATTACCCTCCACAACGACGGGAATGACACGTTTGATACTGGGCTGCTTAGCCTTAATTGCCTCACACTTTGCCTTAATGGTCTCCTCCAGTTCTGGAGTGAGAATCAACTCATTGTTTTCTGCCATAATTGTACAATTTTTTAAAAACGGTTTGATGTTTGTTGTCGTTTATAAATAGAATAGGTGAAAATATGGAGGTTGATTAAATGGGGTACAAAATAAAAGAAGGCACCCGATTTGAGTGCCTTCCGTCCAAACTACCAAACATAAACCGTCGTGGTTAGTTGCCAGCATAAAGCTCGGCAGAGCGGTCAGTCTGTGCTGAAGAATCCGTGAAGATACGGAACGGATGCAAGTCGTACTGCTTGGTAATGTTCGTATCATTCTGATTGGCCTCCATGCCGTCTTCAGAGAAGAAGCATCCAGCCAACGTAACGGCCTCCTCAGGAGTGTTCTGCATGATGTCACTGATCCAGCTGACGATGAGGTCGAATTCTCCAAGCGACATCAGGGTCTTTCCTGTGTTGCTGTCGAGATTGCGGAGCATGATCATCGTTGCCACGTCAAGAGTGATAGACGCACTCAGCTCATTGTTACCGAAACCGCGAGAACGTGGCTGACCGCCAAGACCGTAATTGGTCTCAACGGTACGGGCCGCATTCCAGTTGATTGCGGTACAGTTCACGAAGATGTCTTCACCCAAAGCAGGAGCCTGGAGCTCTATCATACTCCAGCTACATGCAACATGATTAATCTGTGCCATATTCTTTCTACTTTTTTAATTGATTACGCTTGTGTGCTGGTGGTGAAGTGCTCAGTCACATTGATGATGGTTGTCGTACCTACAGGAACGATACCAAAGTCAATAATGAGCTCGTCATTCTTCAACACATTCTGGTTAGCGTCAATGTTGACAGTACGCCCACTGATCTGAGAGACAGAGCTTCCAGGGTTCACCATTCCAGTGTCAAGAGCACTGGCGATGAGGTTCTTGAACGTAGTGATCTGAGACGCTGAAAGCAGTCCGGTGGATGCGTTCACCTGTACAGGGGCATTCACATAAGGCAACAGAGCCATACGAACTAGACGGCGGGCCTTGGCCATTGTGCGGCAACGGGCGATAGTACGGAAGTCACCGTCGCTCAGGGTGGTGTCACCGCTGAAATAGATGCCATTCTCATAACCATCGTAGTTGGTCAACATAATGTAACCCTTCTGGATGATCTGGGTGTTACGCTTTGTGTATGTGAGAGTGTCGATGTGAGTGAACGATGCATTTGCAGCCCAAGCAATCTGAGCACCTTCACCAGTAGTAGCGAGGTTACCGAAACCAAGCTCAGCAGACTGGCAGGCAGCGAACAAGTTGTAATTAGCCACATAACCGATAGAGTGCTGCACAGGAGCAACAGCCAAAACGCCAAGAGCCATACCGATGTTACCAACGGGGCACTGGTTGTGGTTGTGAAGCTGCATCGTATGAACATCATCAGAACTCTCCTGACCAAGTGAAATAGCCACATAAGGACAAGAGCTGATAGCATTCGGAAGCTTCGTGAGGTCAATCTCTTTGATAGCTGACTGGCCATCGGTGATGTAGCCTGGGTTAGCATTGATCACTACAACAACCTGTGCGTTTCCATCATAGTTGACGTAGTTCTCACCCTGCTTCTTGATGCGACCACCAAGCTTCTCACAGACAGTCTCTACAGAGGCTACCCATGAATTGAGGCGATATTCATCATTCACCTTAGTGAACAGCTCCTGCTCAGTCCAAAGACCGATGTGGAAGCACAGACCCTTGGCGGCAGTCTGCATGTCCTCGATAGCATTGAAGTTCGAGGTACAGTCAGCGAACATGATAAATAGACGCTGGCCAGATCCTGCAAGGGCGAAGAATTTCTCGATATGGTAGTAAGCAACACCGCCCAGGAGACCATTTTCCTCAATACCAAGCTGAACAGCATCTTCCAGAGAGTTGATTTCAACTACCTGGCGATTACCAAGCTTGGCCTGAGCAACAGGGTATCCTGTGAACGGATTCTCGCGCCTACCAATATCGAACAAAAGACCACCGATGTTCTCGGAAGGTACGGTGTTGCTGGCGGTATAGCCATCAACATTAGTCATAAAGACTCCACCATGTTTTGCCATATTGTTCTTCTTTTTAATTATTTGTGATACTTGTTAGTGTAGAGCTTGGCGTTACCCCTTACAGACTCTGGAGTGTTCGCTGTGAAAACGCCACCCTTAGAATCAATGTAAAGCTCAGCGTACTGAGGATACATCTTCAGGATTCCGTCGATACGCTCTTGCTCTGCCTTGTCAACTGGCTCCTTTGCGACTTTCTGAGTCTTAGAAGCGGGTTTCTTGGGATCAGGAACAACAAACTCAGATGCCACCAAAGACACATCTTCACCATTGCAAACACGTTTGAAAGCATCTGCAAAAGCTGTAAGACCAGCTTCATTCAACGTGTCGATGATAATTTCTGGGGTCAATGTTTCCTCGTCAAGCGGCTCCAGGGAGTCTGAAACTTTCTTGGTTATGTTGTCACCAGGAACGATCTTCTTGGCTTCAACAAGAGCTTCCATCATTGAAGAAAACTGCTCACCAGTTATCTGAGCTTGGCTTTTCACCTCACCTTCTGAACCATTACCGGGATTCTCTTCGGGGTTTTCCTCAGGATTCTCTTCTGGTGCCTTTACGGTGCCTTCTGAGTTTTCATCAGTAGGTGTTTCGGCTTCATTAGATGGCCCCTGTACGGATTCCTGCTGAGTTTCTGGAGTGGGCTGCTGCTCTTCCTTCTTCTCGGCCTCTTCATTAACGGCCTTTGTTGTACTCTTTCTTGCCATAACTACTTTATGTTTGAGTTTTACTTAGAAAAAAGCGGAGGAGAGCGTGTCCCCTCCGCTTTACCTATGCGACTTCAGGTGTTTAAGAAACAACCTTCTGATAGTACGTCTTACCGGAGACAGGAGCAACGTCCTTGGTCAGCGTGTAAACGTAGCTGCCCTCAGAGCCGCTGCGCTCGTACCAACCCTCGTCGGCAGGATTCTTACCAGTCGTGCTCGAAACAGCTGTATAGGTCACAGTTGCGCTCGATACGTAAGGAGTCCAGATAACGATCTCACCAGGACGAACGATGTTCACGTCAACCTTCAGGAGCATCTTGAAGAAGTACAGCTCAGAGTTGTTCTGGAGCTTGTCGATCTGAAGAACGTTCTCATCTGAAGCGTAGTCAACGGCCATCCAAAGGTTAGAATCCATACCGTTGGTGAATACACCACCTACGATGGTATCCTTAGGAATAGCGTTCAGAGGAATGATGCGCTTTCCCTTGAAACGGTACTGGTTCATCTCGGTGTTGTCCGTGTACTTGACGGTCTTGTCGGTCAGGTACTGGTCATACAAATCCCAGCTGTTCTGGTCCATCACGAAGACAAACGATGCCTTCTTGCGAATCTTGGTCGGGGTCTTACGCCACATGGTACGCAGAGCTGCCTCTACGTCTGCACCAGTAGAGAAAGCTGTAGTACCAGCAACAACGGCCTTGCGAGGATCCTTGTCACCATCCAGACCAATGTTGTTGTCGATGATGCGCTTGATGGCACCGTCGAAATACTTCATTGGACCAGCGTCTACATCGCCACCAATCTCCTCATAATCGTCACCGGTAGGAGTGGTGATCTTTGATGCAGAAGCACCGCCCTTGGCAGACATCCAGATACTGTTGTCGATATACTCGTTCTTGTTCTCCATCAGGAGACGAACCATCACGGCCTGAATCTTCGGGTCGAGGGTGCGGAAAACGAGGTTGCCATCGGGCTGGAACCACTTGTAATACTTCTCGAAGTCACGGGGATTGAACTCGAAGTACACCATGAAATCCTGGGGCTCCAGGTAACGCTCGGTGAACTTGTACTTACCAGTGTCGTTGCCGCTCTGGTCAGAGCTTGGTGTTGCAACGTGGTCCTGGATGATCTTACCCAACTGCACAAGAGGCAGGCTATACTTCATCTGGACACCAGTCTTAATGTGAATCAGACCCTCTTTGTAGGTCTCATTCTCGGAGGCAGTGTAAACGAGAAGATCCTCCAGGAACTCACCAGAATACTGGTTGTCTTTAAACTGGAAAGAACCGTCTGCGCGAACACCACTCATGTTTACTGTGTTAGGCATATTCTCTTTACTTTTTTAATGATTACTTTTATTATTTGGTCACACGCTTACTTCAGGTCAGACACCTTCTTGAAGGCAAAACCCTCAGGCAGCAGAGACTCAACATGAGCCTGGATCTTCTGCTCCTCAGTCAAGGCACCATCCTGAGCGGCCTGACGGTTCTCAGGAGCACCGGCAATCTGCTTAGACAGCTGCTGACGTGCGGGGATTGACTCCAAAGAGCTCTTCACCATGTCAAAGTTCTGCTCAGCCATTGCTACCCAACTTGCCTTTGCCTCGGCAGAAATCTTGCCAGTGGCAATTGCCTCGTCAACCATAGCATTGATAGCGGCAGTGCGCTCAGCCTTTTCCTTGTCCTTGTAAGTCTGAAGCTCAGACTTCACTTCGTCGAGAGATTTCTGAAGGGAAGCACTGGTGGCCTTCTCAGCCTCATGCTTGATCTTCAGGTCGTTCAGTTCATTCTTAACTGTTGCCAGTTCATCGCTTGCCTTTTTCAGGTCGGCCTTGCCCTGCTTCAACTGAAGAATGGCATCGGAAACCTTTTCAAGCGAAACCTCGCCCTGGATACCCAGCTGCGAAGCGACTACTTTCAGTTCTTCCATTTTCTTTTGATTTATTTGTGAATTAATGTTATCATTGCCTTTCGGCTCTTTATCAGAAATAGCCGATTGTGGCTGCTGTTGGTAATTTTGGCCAAGAACCAGAGACATGATTGCCTGTACAGAAGCAGAATTAGTATTACCCTTAACCGCTGCTGCAACCTTATCTTTAATGGTTTGTGGTGTTTCAATTACATGGTTGGCAGGAATGAAGCCCTGGTCAACAGCATCCTGAGCTGTCAAGAATGTTCCATCGCAACCAGGCTGACCGTCCATGATTTCCTTAACCTTGTCCTCAGAGAAACCGAAACGCTTGCAATATACAGTCGTTATCTGTTTTTTGAAAGCTTCAATAATCTGGCGATTGTTAGGGTCATCCATGTCTGCGCCCATCCAAGGATTGTGAATCATCAACAGTGAAAAATCGCTCATATAGAGCTTCTGACCAGCTGCCCAAATAACAGAACCCATTGATGCAGCAATACCGGCAATGGTTGTCCTGGTAGGAATCGGACAATTCAGAATCTTCGTAAAGACTTTCATACCCTCTACAACATTGCCACCAGCAGAATTGATAAGAATATTGATCTCTGAAGGATTGATACAGTCAATAATGTACTGCAACTCTTCAAGGAAGCGGTCACAGCTCCACCATTCCACATCATCAAAGAACAAAATCTCTGCTGGTTCGCCCTGTTTAAGGCTACCGCGTACAAATTTCAATTCTTCTTTTGTCATAATTTCGTTTTTCTTTAAATAGTGAGTATTTGATTTCCTGTGTTGTTTTATGGCTCAGAAGGCACAGTGTCAGAGGTATTTTCTGAATTTTCAGAAGAGTCTGAAGTTTCACTCCCATTGTCCTCTTCAATCTCTTTCTCGCCACCTTCAGGCATTTCCCAATCTTCGTATGGATCAACTGGTGGTTCACCATCAACATCAATGAATTTTGAATGATCCTTGTGTAATTCAGGATGGTCATAATTGTCATGACCGTTCTGATTATAGTCTTCTTTTTGGTCACTATGATTAGTATATGGTGGAAATACGATATATGTGTTTCTGAGCCATCTTGTAGCATAAATGCTTTCTTCTCTGAACCACACCTCATACGTAATCCAACATGGCTGAAGTCCATTATCAAAACTTTCTAATGGATCCACATAAGTCAAATTGACTCGCTCAGAAAGAGCTGGATATTTGTATTTCAGTTCTTGGATAAACTGATTAATAATTTGAGCTACATATTCGACTTCAGTTTCACGGTATTCAACAACATTGCCATCTGCATCAAAAGTGTCTGGATCCTGATTGTTAAGTCGGTTCATGACAAATTTGATTTGCATATTAGCTCTACCCTCATTGATACGCTGCTGTTGTACCAAATACCTCCAATTCGTGAATTCAACAAATGCAGCTGGGAATCCAAGCGCATATTCTGAGTTACCACCTTTTCTGATGATACGCTCAAACTGACCGCGATTCATCATCACGGTCTTAAAAATCTTCTCGCTATTGGGATCATAGTAATCCCAACGAACCTGTTCCAGAATCTCCTTAATGGCATGATAAACGGCAATCAGTCCATTTTTGGGTATCTGAAGTTTCTCAGGAACAGGAATCTCCTGAGGATCGGTCTGCAATTTTTTCTTAGGTATAATCATACTATCGGTGTAAACAGTTCATCAAACAAATACAACTCAGAGAGAACCCAGCCCTCCTCTCTTAAATAGGAAGAATGACCCATAAACTGTCGTTGTGGGACATGGTGATTTCTTGCAGCAATATTGGTTGCGCCAAAAAATTGAGGGTCATTATGAATTCCGGCATAGCAGACACCTTGGTTTCTTCTTGATGTACCATAAGCATTTGGGTTTGTACGCACAAGCCCTTTACCATCTACAACCTGGATGGACTTCATCATAGTACCTGTATCCCTCAGTATATGATTCGAATTTGTACCGAATTTACGTCTTTGTTTTATTGTGTATGGAGACAACTTCTTCCAAGGCTGTGAACCATAATTCCGAAATTTATTCTCCAAAAATGAACGCTTAAACACTTCAACTGCTTCTTTGGCCAATTTTACTTCAAATGTTAGGGCCTGCACTTTGATTTTTCTGGATGCGATATTTCTCAAATGCATTGCGGCCTGTTCCATTGTCACAGCAATACTGCTTCCAGCTTGATTCGGGAACTCATTTACTTTACCCATCTTTTGAGCATTTCTAAGTCTCCATAAATCAAGTTGGCCAGTATTCGGATTTATGTATTGCGGATGGGAAGCGGTTGTAATCGTATTACCTTGCGCATCTACAAAATGCGACGGGCCTGAAAAATATTGCCTGGTGATAGGCTTGGTATGTCCTTTGGGAGCATTTCCTCGTCTGAAATTAAAGAACTTTCTTGGCATACCATTTCTCCTTTATTCGTTCAACATATCCAGCCAGTTTCTCCTTATGTTCTTTACGAACATTGAAATAAGGATGGCTCTTCCCAAATATCCTGCCACACTTTGCAAGACTCTCAGAGAATACATTATCAAGTTCTTTCGGCTTCTGAGGCACCTTATTATATATAGACGGCAATTTGTTCTCTACAGAATTTCCGTAAACGTCTTCGAGATAACAGCGGCAACCCCATTCAATTGGTGGTATCATCCATGACGGAAACAGGTCTCTTGGTGCTGAGAACCCTTCCAATTGACGATGCCAAGGGCGAACCCTATCATCATTCATTGTCATGTATGTCAAAACCGTTGCAGCGGAATAGAATGTAACCCATTTTAATGCAATACCAGCAGAGTATTCAATATCACTATGTTCTACACTGGCATATCTCAAATGATATTTGTTGCTCAATTCCTCATATTCGGCCATGTTATCTGGGTCATCCATATCAATTTCGTCTGGAAGTTCCATGAAAGCTTGATATTCTGCACACACTGAGAACTCGATGAGATTATCTATGCCTGCAACAAGCCTGTCACGAATATCTCTCTCTTGCTGAGTAAGACTGTCATCTTCAAGATTCTTCAAAAGCATCATTGCATCATCGACATCCAGATTCAGTCCAGCCAACAAATAATTGATAGATAACTCTGCACGGAGCTCCATCAATTCATAAAGTGCTTGGTCAACGTCGGCATCAAGATTGATACATTTGACAACGGCCATAAATGCTGCCAGAAGCTTTTTAGCCTCTGATTCATGCTTGGCCTTTTCATCATCGCTCAGGGAATTGTATATTTCAGAGAAGCAGACCCTGTTCCTTACTTCCCTTCGAGAAAATTTATCCTGGCATTCGTACCTCTGGGATGGCCGTAACGTTTTATGTACTCTTCATCGGACATAATCCCATGATCATTGTCACCCCAGCCACCTTCACCAAGACCGCCACCAGACATGCCAATATTAAATTGTTCTCCAACCTTGACACCAAATTCCTTATCGATGGTTTCTGGAGCCACCTCATATTTGTCTGTCAACATATTGAACAACTTAATCTTATTCTCAGTGGAAATCTCAATCTGGTTCGAATACTTGAAATAAACACCTTTTTTGATAAATCCCATGCGCTGAAGCGGAGGAATTATCTGTTCGTTCATGACATTTTCAACATAACGGCGGTTTTTCTTAATACGGGCACGATATACATCTTCATGTGTTTTTGCGGAACCAGCGTATGCCTGTACTTCACCGGCAACAGATTCGGAACCTAAAATTAGGTTCGACACATCTTGATCGACATAGTTTATAAGTCCCATAAAGACGCGCTCTGAATTTGAAACCGTGAATGTCTTAACATCAATGGTGTCATCCATTCCAGTCACAAGAACTCGCTTTTCTGAACTCTTCGCAATATCTGATGCCAGCTTTCGCTTATCGTTGTCATTCTCAGATGGGGTTTTGCCATGAATGATCGGCTGTCCGTATGTATGACCAAATCCGATATAGTTACCAAGAGTGAATTTCTTAGCCAATACAATAGCAACCAGACTTGCAAGATAACCAAGACCACCAGTATTTATCAAAATGTAATTATCCCTATATTGTTCGTTCTCCAGATCCCAACCTGGAAGCCAGATTCCCTGACGCTGAACAATACGAGACTGATTTGGAAGCACATTTCGTCTTTCGATGTTATTAACTTCAGCTAACTGCTTAACGCCATTGATTTCTATAAATCGTGGCATAATCTCCAGACAAGTGTAACCGTATGCTCTCGAATCAACAACACCCTGAATGATCTTTTCAAATTGTGACCCCTGGATTTTGTTGGATTCTTCATCATCACGTATCCAACCACCCTTACCATCTGGAGTTGCTAACATATATCTTTCGTCTGTCAACTGGGATTCCAGTGTTTCACGGACTCCTGCAAGATGGGCATCCTGAATCACAATTGATTCATACAAATCAATAAGTCCTGAACGGTCATCAAGTATGGTGCCATCATTTGTATAACTGACGGTACTCTTGAAACGATTATGTTTCATGATTTCGAAAACATAATCCTGGATGGTCTTTTTAATGGTCCTGTATTCAGAAATAAGCGCGTCATCGCTGAAAAACTGACCATGCGAATTTGTCTCGGTTCTTTTTCTCATGAGAATAATTCCTATTTCTTGTAAATAGGGTTCCAAAAACTCCCATGTTGGGTGTAAAACGCCAATTTTCAGTAAAAACAGATGGCACAAAACATACCAAAATAAACACTTACGCAGATAGTTTTTCACAAATAGTAACTTTCGGAAATGCCGATAGAATAATAATGTATGTTAAATTAACAACGTACCTTGCGGCATATAATCTATTTCAATAAAAACAATTTACCAAACATTAATTATTATGGTTACAGTAACAGATTTTTACGTATTAAAATTCCAGTATCAGGCTGAAGATGCCAAAACTGGTGACATGAAGAAGCAAAAACAGGAAATTCTTGCTGAATGTGCCAACTACACAGACGCTGAAAAATTGGCTTATGCCTTGATTCATGACGAACAATGGGATAAGCACATGCCCGTTAAGCCAGAGATCGTTCGCCTGAAGATTAACGACCTTCACACAAACGACTGCATTATTACCGAACCAGACCTCTTCGATGGGTTTGCGGAAATGTATCTCGAATCTCAGGATTTTCATTTCTATCAGGTAAATCTTGACGATCCGTACACTGACGAAAACGGCAAAGAGAAAAAGAACAAGGTCTCAATGTTTATTCCAGCAGCAACAACTGGCGAGGCAGAGTCTTATGCTAAAAAGCTGTATCCTGATGCCACTATTACGGCAACAAAGATTATGGCTTTCACATCTGCATTCATCCTCCCATCGACATTGGAATCCATCCAAAGAGAGTATGCTAACATGTAAAGTATGGACTACAAACTAAACCGACTGGCAAAAGAACTAATATGCGATGAGGTAGGAATCTCGGACGTGCCCGCGCTGAAGTTCGGACACCTGGAGAACAAGCAACTCGTCTTTAATGCCTCTGAATACCTCAGGACATTAGAACGCCAAGACGATTACAGAACGTTCTCCAGGGCCATGAGGTTCTGGATCGAGTCACTTGCAAAAGGATATGGAGTAAGTACGGCAGAATTGTTCTATGCCAATCCAAATGGCGACGAATTATATCACGAAATACTGACTCATATTTTCCTGATGTATGTTGACCCAGCCATCATGGTTTACTACAATGACCTTGTTGATGATGTAATGACAAACGGAATAGCCTTCAGTGATAGTTTCGTTATGGAACTCGCACAATCAAGGCTCCCCGCTGAACTCTTTCAAAACTTAAAAAATGACAGCAAAAAAAATAGCAATATTCGACCCGCAACTTAAACTGGTGGCAGTCGCAAGCGGCGTTAGTCAATTGGCAAAATTGATGAATGTTGGCACCGGCGAAATCAGTAGGGCAATCAGAGGAGAAAGGGTTTGCTGCAAAGGGTTTTATATCCGGTACATTCCAAAAGACATCATGATTGATGTTGATGATATAGGAAATGATGAACTTCTTGAATTCGACAAAGAGTGCAATGTTGATAGATACATCTACGCAACCAGATCTCAAAAGAAAACAGGAATTCTTCTGGAAAGCGAATTTGAAAAAATCAAGGACAGCAAATATAAACACTACACCTTTACGAACAAGGTTAAACCTCGAAAAGTGAGGAAGCCCAAACCTCCAAAGAAAAAATATCACAAGTACAAAGAAAGTAACGACCCCTGGTAAAAAACAAAAAACATTATGAAAGCAATTGAAATCAAAACAGTAAACACTGGCAAGCAGAAGCTTCCAGAGTATGCGGATCCTAACAGCTCAGGAATGGATCTGAGAGCGAATATCGACGAACCTGTCGTATTGAAACCATTATCTCGCGCTCTTATTCCGACTGGATTACACATTCAGCTTCCAGAAGGTTGCGAGGCTCAGATCAGACCGCGTAGCGGACTGGCACTGAAACATGGAATCACAGTCCTGAATACTCCAGGAACAATTGATGCATCGTATCGAGGAGATATTGGAGTAATCCTTATCAATCTGTCCGGTGAGTCATTCACAATCAATCCTGGCGAACGTATTGCACAGATGGTTATCACGGAATACACAAAGGGCGTATTGATTCCTGTAGAGAAGCTGGATGACTCTGAACGTGGCGATGGAGGATTCGGACATACAGGAGTTAAGTAACAACTAAACAATAATAGATTATGGAACAGAAAGCACCACTACCTGTTAAGTATTTCTCTTTCGCAGAGGTCATTGATGGCCTTCAGAAGGGAAAAGTGTTCACCAGATGGAATGACGGCAGCATCATAACGATGCAAATACCAACCAATATCAAACCAGATGTGATTCCGAACATGACAAGCCTAAACAAAAAGACAAAGGAACTCCTGAGTCTGAAGAAAGGCTTGTATTATCACCATCAGGTTCTGAAAATCACTCCTATGGGTGATAAAGCAAAAGCAACATACTATCAGCCGACATGGGAAGACATCTTCGCTAACGACTGGTTAGACCTCTGACGAAACCCTGTTCTCGTTCGTCGGCCCCCGCTACCTCTTGTGTTGAAGTTCAAGGTGCGGGGGCTTTTTGTGTAAAATAGTTCTTGTTAAACAATCTAAACAAACCTAATTATTTGTTTCGTTTTGCCAATTTTGCTTGATTTTGTTTTATTTTGTTTCTAAATTTGCACCCAAAATAAAACAAATATAAAATGAGTAAGAAAAATCAATCAACAAAGGCAGACTATTTGAGTGTTGATGAATACCACAAGCTCGTCACTGGATTACACAATGACAACAATGTACTTGGTGAAACGTTTTCGCGTGTGGCAAAGGGAACAGCACTCCGTATATCCGATGTTCTAAAACTGACATGGGACAAACTCCTTAAGGAAAAATTTGTCCTAAACGAACAGAAGACCGGAAAAATGCGTAAAATAGTCGTTTCTGAAAAAACACAAAGCACATTTCAGAACCTCTATGTCATGAATGGCTCTCCAGATATGCATACTTATATCTTTTTGAATATGCGCTCAGGAAAGCCATACACAAAACAATACATAGACCGCCTCATGAAAGAATGGAAGGAGAAATACAACATCCAGGTTGGCAACTTCAGTAGCCACTCATTCAGAAAATCATTCGGGCGAGAATACTGGGATAAGAACGGATGCACGGATAAAGCCCTGACTTTACTTTCAGAGATTTACAATCACTCTGATATATCTATCACAAGGAGGTATCTTGGAATCCGCGATGAAGAGCTTTCGGAAGTATATGAAATGATAGAAGTATGAGGCACGAAAACATAGGTACATGCAGGGTCTGTGGAGCAGTATATAGCTGTTTCTTCTTCACTAAAAGATCCATGATACGCAGAATCATGTTTGAGGAAGGTGTATGCGGAGCATGTGCCGCCTGGATGTCACGCGAAATAGATCCATGTGCCAAAGAAGAAGTTATCGGTGGTGTCGTATATAAGGTTTATCCATATTGCAAAGAAAAAGAAGTCGGTGATTTCCTTGGTGGCAAAGGAAAGACCGTCGGAATAATGAATCTCAAAACACTGGAAGTCTACAAATCCAATGACGTATGGGAAGTCGGAACACCGCCACCGGCATTCAAGACTCCAGATACTGCAATATTCGTAGACAAATCATTCGCAACACCTCTAAAAGAAGGTCCGTTTGAGTGTCACGGAACATTATGTCTTGACAGATATACATGTGCATTCTATTTCAAGGAAAAAATGGAGAAAAATGGGCCAGCAAACAATATTCCGAAAGACTGGAAAGATGGAGGCGAAAGATGCCATACATACCTCAATATTAACAAAATAAACAAACAAATCATGGAATGGAGAACAAAAAAGCAATGACAAAAAAGGAAATGGTGCAATTGTACAAGGATTACAATATCCTGGCACCAAGCGACCAGGCTCTTGGAAGGTTCGCTAAAATGATGGGCTACAACAGAAAGCGCGTCATGACAAAGGGCAAAACGGAAATCTGGTACATCCAGAAATGAAATTGATCAAAGGCAGAATTCCTTGTTCATCACAGTATTCACATTTAAAATTAAAAAGTCATGAACAAGAATTTTTTCAAACCAAAGTTTAGGATTCTCAAAATCTACAACCCAAAAGGACAATCTACGGGCTACATTGTTTCTGTGTGTTACTGGTGGTTCCCAATATGGATGACTGCACGTATTCCACTCAAAACTTCTGACGGTAGAGACACAACGGCTCCAGCTATCTTTGACAAAGAAGAAGAGGCCAAAGAATTCATTACTGGACGCTACAACATTATTACAATAGAAAACTATGCAAAAAAGAACTGAGGAATTAGAGCGGATATTGACTGAGCTTAGCGATAGTGTCTGTGATCTTGACTCCCTATTGGTGGTTCATCATGACGGGATAAACAATCAAATAAGGACAATATTGCTATCACAAGACAAAAGAAATCTGATTGCGTCTATATGCGGATGCATGGAAAACAAGGAGGAAATGGGTTCAAACATGATAGACCTGTTTTCATCTGTTATCATATCTTTTGCCAAGTCAAATCCAACGTTCGCAACAAAGTTCATCACAACATTTAATTCTATAATGTATGGAGTGGATTTCGAAAAATTTTGATAAGGAAACGCTCAGCTCAATCCTGAAGCACCCAGAGACTGCCAGAAAAAACACATGGTGGCTGTTTACGGCGTTCTTCTGGCACAAATTGAAAGAAGAGCTGTATCAGATGGATTTTGAAGATGAAGATCCAGAGATTGTGCCTGATTATGAAGAATGGGACATAGAAAACCAAGTAATTCCTGGTTCTATTCTGGAGACCATGCTTCAATCTGCCGCTGAGGATTTTGTATCGGCCATGAACAATGGATTGACCATCAAAATCAACGATAAGCCATATCGCGTTCCCAAAAACGAAAACGTATCTGTGGATGTCCTGACAAAAGAAATATTCAGATTCCCAGATATTGAAGCATCTGGTGATCCGGATGCTGTCAAAATCATTAAAGCATGTATTCATGAGATTCAGGACAAGCACTTTCAGGATGGTCAGCTGTCAGAAATCGGCGAAGAAAACAGACTAAGCCGTATTTTCTTCAAGAAACTTGTATGGCTTACCGAAAAAACAGATGACGGCTGGGAGAAATTGACTGATATAGAGGCTGCTTGCTATGTATGGGCTCTCCAGATGGCCAAATATGAAGGAAAATATGTCAAGGATGTTGCTGATGCAGTCGCAAAGGCAATAGAACGTATCAACAGGGATGTTGGAGAATTTACTCTGGAAGAGATCACCGATTGTTGGATACGTAATTATGATTCAGCTATGGTTTCTATAGATACGCAATTCTCAGCCACAAAAATGGAACAGTGGGCTAAGGATAACGGCCAGACATCAGTTGTCAGCCGAATCAGCGAGAAATCAGCCGATGACTATTGGTATATTCAGGGACTAAAAAGTTTTTTCTGATATGAAACGAGACCCAAGACTGTCAACGGAAAGGACATGTAAGAATTGTGCAAAGTTCAAGCAACCGGCACCAAGAAAACATAAGAAATGCGTAGATCTGATTCTCACATGTAGAGAAAGCTGGAGGGACGGATGCTGCCTCTGGTGGGAAAAGAAACCCTAACTTCAAGAACCGCTTTCTGCCTATTTACAATAAAAGGTATGAAAGCGGTTTTTAATAAATTAGGCCAGATTTTTACGACTTCTGAAGGACGTGTAAGCAGTAAACGAGCCTGTGGTGTTGCAGGCTGGGTGTGTGCATTGTGGGTTATGATTCACTGTACACTGGAACATTCCGAAGCACCAGAGATAACAGAAGTCATAGTCATTGTATCTGCGTCCCTAATGGGTATTGGTATTATAGAGCCTTATTTCCAATCAAAGAAGAGTACCCGTCGCGATCATCGTGACCGTCATGACAATGAATACGAAGACCATCAAGATATGTAAGTAAATGCTGTAGTGCTGCATTTGCTTCTTCTGGTGTCACAAAATAGTTTCCTGAATTATACCGTTGGTTGTGTTTCTCAGTCATATTGTCTGCCTCACATCTAACGGTAAATTTATCCGTGATGCTCCAATACATCTGGCCAGGTTTTGACCTCGGCATGATTCTGACGGGCCTTAGTTCTTTTGGATCCCAGTGCCAGCCAGCCGCCTCAAATTCAGACAGGGCCTTTTTCTTTTCTGAGATCTTCAGGACACGTACTTCTGACGAAACAATATCGAAAGAATAATATATGAGAGTCTTGTTAAGGCTTGCTGACAAGACAACAGACTTTGGTGTGTCAAACTCAGTGATAATCCCTTTTACTACAGATTCACCAGACTTGACCTCAACCCATTCTCCAGCTGACCACAAATGACTTTTGACGAGTTTTCCTGTATCTGACTTGATGTGATACCCAAATTTCATTAAAGCAGACTTGAACTCCTTGGATTCGTCTTCGTTGGCCAATCGGACATCCATATTTGATTCGTCTATATCAAACAGATTTACTAAAAGATTGTTGTGGTTCGTGTCCGTAAAATATGCGTCAACACCAACCAAACCGTTTCGTACATACATTACGTGACCAATTGTATTTCCAAAAACAACAACGTCACCGTCTTTTATAACTTTGTCTGCCCCCATATTATGCGGATTATCATTTAGGCTGCAAAGATACGAAATATTTCCGATTCTTTGTCAGAACTTAACCTTAATTAATAAGAAAAACCGTTCAAATCTTCACAGACTCGAACGGTGATACTAATAACTAAAAACATAAAACTATAAATATTACTACTAACCTAAAACAATTTATACTATGAAAAACACACGTACCAGTCGCTACTGATTCCATTTATAAATAGCCGATGACTATTGGATGATGTTTTGAATCTGGTCCCAAAGTCCGTTTCTCCTGGCTCTGTCGCCAACAATCTTCAGAAGAGTTTTATAAGTGGCCAATTGAGACCCAAGATCGTCTTTTTCGAGGTCTGGAAGCTTCTCAAATGCGTCACTATGGATATACCGATACAATTTGGCAGTCTTGGAATCCAGCCACAAGTATTCGGAGACCAAATCTTCTTTGTATTCACCATAAGAAGGTTCCATTGCCTCCTTATCGAAAATTTCCTTGTCTTCAATCATAACTATTTCACAGATAAAATTAAAACGTATTTGTCGCCTGTTCTGGGAGTCTGGCCACGTCTTACTGTACGGACCCTGTGATGTCCCAGTGCATCCAGAATAATTTCAGAGTCTTCAGACATCATCTGGAAGATTTTGTTTTCTAAAAGTTCTTTCTTTGTCATAAGATAAATTTTTTAATTAATGAATCTAATGAAAAATAGAACTCCAAATAACTAATAGAGTGTAAATCATAAATCATCATTGCGGTTTTTGAATTTTTTATCACTCCACACTTCATAAAAGAATATCGCAACAAATAGCCACGAACCAATACCTATCATGACAGACCACATAATCGCCGCTGCATCATCGGATAGTTTTGTATTCTTTGGTTTGTTCCTAAAATAAGAACACAATAAAAAGGCCACCATTGTGATGTATCCCAAAAGATAAATTCCAATCTCCAGTGTCATTTTCTTCTGTCAGTTAAGTACCACTCTATATATGAACACACATACGCGACACATAATATAATGTCGATAACAAAAGAGCCAGCAACAACTATCGCGGATATGATATAGTCCAATCGATCCTGGAAAGTACAGTTCTTCTTTTCGGCCACATACAAAATGGCACAGTAGTTAATGATGGCACCAGCCAACCACACCAAAATAAAAATCACAGTCGTATTCATGATCATGCTTTAATTAGTTCTGGTATTTCGTGTTCAACATTAAAATCCGATCTCTGAATCTCAAACAGGGCTTTTCCAATATATGATTTGGCCCTTTCGAGACGTTCAAGAAACCATTCCTCACTGTCTGTGTAAACCCTGCCTTGCTGACCGGCATCATTTACGATGTGCTTGCGAAGTGCTTCCACCTTTTCATTGCTGGACTTCAGTTGCTCAGCAATTTTCTTCTTTAAAATCTCATCAATAATCTCCATAATTTTAATTTTTATGTTTTACGTTTGTCATTTTCTGATATGCTTTTGTATATTCCATCGGAGTGATAGAATCAACCCTGGTGTCTCCAGAAATCTTCCTGAGGTATCTTCCAAATCCAATTGGATAGTCTCCAAGTTGTTTGCAGAAAGTACACACAACTGGGAAATCTATAACCGATTCCATGCCAAGAGTGTCTGTGCCTGGGGCAAGAACCATTCCAAGGGCTGCAAGAGAGCTGATAGCGGCCCTGGTGTCCTTCAGCGAACGGCCCATAATGGATGACAAGGCTCCGGCAAATTTGGGGTCGCCGATGCCGTTTGGACTCTGAACTGGGAACCGGTCCAAAATATAGTAGAGCGATAGTTCGTCGGCGGTCAGGAACGAATGCAGTGGAAGCGTCGTTCGCCTGATGGCCAGCTCCGTCTCCGTCATGCGGGTTTCGGTCCTGCCGCTTTTGGTCTTTGATTTTTGTTGTTGTTCCATATCGTATTTTTGTTTTAAATTCGTAAATTAAAAATTTCCCCTAAGAACCCCTTAATATATAAACTGTCTTAGATTGTCTAAGTATATTTAAATTATTGTCTCGATTAATATAATTAAAAGACCTGGGAATATAATTTATATTGCTTACGCATAACTGGAAGTATGACTCACTCGAATAAGAAAACATCTTGCTCTTTATCTGAAGTTTACGTGCGCGGACTCTTCTATTGAAAATATTCTCTTCTATATTATTCTCTCTTATATATGTTTGAGCCTGTCGAAAAATCGACACATTCCCAAAAAGTGTGTCGAAAAATCGACACATTCGGAAAATAATGTGTTCAAAAATCGACACATTCATTTTCATGACTCCTGAGATATTTTGCTGGAATTTTTTCCAAAAGGTGTCTATAATCATTTTTGAGCGAACCATATTTTATAAGTTTTCGTAATTCAATAGCCCCTTCATCTGAGACTTCATAAAGCAAATCATTGAGTTTGTTGAATACATCGTCGTTTATTTCGATCAGTTCAACATCATCATCCAGAGGAGTTGTGTAACGCAATATTTCCATATCGTACACAAGAGCGTCCAGTATTTCTTTGCAGACAATTCTGTTGCAGGCAGTCATTCTCGCAATTTTACTGTCATTACGAATGCATGATCCAAAAGCTTGAATGGTGGAGCGCACATAGTCAAATACCTTTGCTTCTTTCTGGAAGAAGATAGTAATTAGTCGTTTGTCATGTCCGTATCCATTCTTTTTGCTCATAAATAAATCATTCACTCGTTTTCTATTTTGATTTTTAGAAGCGTCGCTTAGAGGCTTCCATGTACCCTTTCTCATGATGTAGGCGATTTAATGTACTTATTCGCATATTTCATCAATGATATTTTTAAGGGTTTCGCAAGCTCTTTCTTGATAAATTGGTTGTATTAATGCAGAACCAATTTCTTCGTTGCTTAAAGACAAAATGTTTGTTGATAGCTTTGCGATTCTCATTCCAGCACCCCTTTCACGGCCAACTTTTTGAAGTATGAGGTTTAAGTTGTCATAATCTATACGTATTGTGATGGATGCTTTATATATGGTACATGTAATATATCCCATATCTTCCAAGTCAAGTACAGTATTAATTACATCTTTCCATTCTGACCGATCAGCAAAATTTCTGTTAAGCCAAGGTTCACTAATCGTGATGTAATTATTAGCAACTGTTTTGTAAGCTGTCTCACAAATTTTAAGCCATACAACTGTTTGAATTGGGTTGAGGCAATTAAAAGAATCCCAAGGAATCATGCCAAACCCACCAGGCATTTTGGTAATCTTTTCTTTGTAAACCTCACCAAATTTGGGGTTTTCGCTTCTGTTTTTGATCATGAGTGTAATTTTGAAATAAATAATGATATAAAAATGATGCTTTCTAAAAAATAGCTTCAGGAAATTGCGAGGTTGTTGAGGCTTCCTGGTTTTTTATTTAAGTTGTGGTTTGATAACTTTTATTAAGTTATTACGAAGTTATTATTGAGTTGTTGCGAAGTTCCCAGGTGGTCAAATGTAGTGGTCAAAAGGTGGTCATAAGTGGTGGTCAAAAACGAGACTGCAAAAATAGGGCTCCCAGAAAATTTGGGATATGGTAAAAGTCGATTTTTGTAAAGATTTAGTGAATTTTTGGGGTGTTTTGGTGAGTTGTGTTGGTGTGCCTGACGGCCTGTGCTGCGCACCCAGAATATAATGAGGTGGTTTTCAGTTAGTCTAAGTAGACGGATGAGTGTTGCGCAAGGTGGGATTTTGAAGGCTGAAAACGAGATTGCAAAAATTTGGGAAAATTTTGTGTGGGGTGCCCCGTCCGAAGGTGGTGGGGTGTTCGGTTTTTTTATTTTTTCGGTAGTGCCAAAACGTCTCGAAATGCCTTTATTTACTGATGTTTTCGAAAATGTCGATGTAAAATATTTTTTGTTTCACTTTTATGATAAGTGAA